AAAGAAGATATTCCAATTAAAATGTCAACCATTGAGACAATAGATGGCGCTATACTGGACCATCTTCGCGATATGAATACACACGTTGTTGGAAATAAAGGGTTTGAAGCACTTCCGGTTATCTGGGTATCAGCAGAAAGAGCGTATCAATCCAAAAAAAGAAAAGAATACAGAGATGCTGACGGTACAATTGTTTTACCTGTTTTGACCATTGAAAGAACAGCAATGCAAAAGAGCTTATCCAAAAAAGGTAGCATATATGGCAATATACCACCCCAAGTGAAGGGAAATTCTATTGCACTTACAAGAAGGTTAGTTCAGGACAAGACCTCAAACTTTGAAGGCGCAAGATTGAAGAAAAGTCTTGGTCAAATCAATTTTCCAACTACTCCTGCAAAAGTTATCTACGAAACTGCATACGTTCCAATGCCTGTTTATACATACATCACATATCAGATAACAATAAGGACGCAATACATCCAACAAATGAACCAAGCCCTCCTGCCTTTTCTAAACACGGGCGGTGGGATAAACTCATTCTTCATTTCAAAAGATGGTCATCGTTATGAAGCATTTTTAGCCGAAGATTTCGCCCCACAGAATAATCTATCTTCCATGGGATCAGACGAGAGAACTATTGAAACGCAATTTAACATAAATGTTCTCGGATACATCTTAGGATCAGAAGAAAACCAAGATGGACCAAAGGTGTCTTTTAGACAAAGCTCTGTTGATGTTACATTTACAAAAGAAGAGTCAATATTTGGCGACATACCACAAAATATATCTCAAGCAGACTTAGAAGTAACCAAACATAAAATAACTGATGCCAACACCAACCCCGGTGTAGGAAAATACCCGGATGGATGGAATCCTGCCCTTCCTGAAGAAGATCCATATAGTTAGAAAAATAAAAATATACGATACTGGAGTTTTCGCACTTTAGCACACTAATTATAAGAGAAATTATTGTAAACTAATACACTTACTGTGATAAGGAGAACAACAACATGTCAATCAAGCAATTCAAGTTTGTATCACCCGGAGTTTTTATCAATGAGATTGATAATTCGGCACTTCCCGAAACCTCCGATGCAATCGGACCAACCGTTATCGGTAGAACAGAAAGAGGACCAGCACTACGTCCAGTAAAAGTTCAATCATATTCAGAATATGTAAACATCTTTGGTAATGCGATACCGGGTGGTGACGGAAAAGACGTTTGGAGAAATGGTAACTACACCTCTCCAACTTATGCAGCATACGCTGCTCAAGCTTATTTGAGAAACGGTTCGCCTGTCACAGTTGTTCGCCTCCTTGGTGATGAAAACCCCAATGCCACCGATGCTGGTAAAGCAGGTTGGAAAACAGCACACGCCACTTATCCTTCGCCAACATCCCACCCACAGGGTAACGGTGGTGGAGCTTATGGATTGTTTATCTTTCCGTCTGGCTCTACCAGTCAATGGGGAACAGGTACTCTCGGTGCTGTTTGGTACATGGAAACAGGATATCCAAGACTTACCGGTACTATTGCTGGTGGATTTAACAACATGACAACTGGCGGCGTTGGTGTTTTCGTCCAATCTGACCTCACAGACTTTGGTTTCAAAGCAGAGATAATGAACACGGCATCCGTCGCTGGTGAAAATGTGCTGTACACAACTGAATTCAACTTCAATGAAGCTAGCGATAAGTTTGTCAGAAAAGTGTTTAACACCAACCCAACATTGACAAATGCTAGTGTTGGTAGTGCTGTTCTCACTTCGTCCTACTTCTTGGGCGAGACATATGAAAACTGGCTTGGAAATACAAACGCCGGTCATAATGTAACAGATTCTACTGCTGATCACTATGGTATTATCTTACCTCTTCAGGAAAAGAATAACAGCGGTGCAAACGACCACTCACAACACCAGAAAAAGTTGAGAGCGGGTCAAACGGATTTTGTTTTCTCACAAGATTTGAGTAACGATGCTGGTACTTATGCAGTAACCATTGAGAGAACTCCTAACCTCTTTAGATTTGTAACTTTGAATGCAGCGCTTTGGGAGTCACAAAACTTCAAAATTTCAATTGAGGATATTCGTGAGTCAACCACTGATGCTGATCCATACGGAACTTTCACGGTTGTTGTTAGAGACGCAAGAGACACAGATAACGCAGTGCGATACATTGAAAGGTATCCACAGTGCAATTTGGATCCTCAATCTGAAAATTATGTAGCCAGAAAGATTGGTGATGCGTATTCTGAATGGGATTACTCAGAAGGGCGGTACATCAATTATGGTAGATTTGCAAATCAGTCTAGATACATTCGTGTTGTAATGGATGAAAACGTCGATGCCGGTCTTACCGATGAAAGACGACTTCCAGCAGGGTTCAGAGGACCAACCAAATTACAAGATGCGTTTATAATTGGTGACTTTAATAATCATACTGCCTCGGCTCAAGGTATTATTAGCGCTGCAATCGTGCGTCATCATAGCCATGCATTTACAGGCAGTGGTGATGAAACTACAGTGCCGATCAAGCTAGGTGTTGACTCCAATCTTGGTCTGGAAAATTACATATCTGGAGCATTAACTGACGGGATCGAAGCTAGCTCATCGTTTTACATCGCAGCACAAATCGCTTTTCCGGGGCATTTGGCAAGAAAAACTTCAACTAACGGCCCATCCGCACAGAAGTCTTACTATGGATACTACACTGGGAAAAGTGACAGCACAGCAGAGTTTGCTCCGTGGCACTATGATGCTTCTAGAGCACTCTGTGATGGATTATATGATAGTCAATTCAATGATAGCACAACTACTTTTGCAACATCAAGTGCGATAAAAAGATCATTCATCTTTACTCTCGACGATCTTTCAGCATCCTCCGACAACACTGTCGATGGAAGCCCATCGTTGATGAATTGGGTTGAAGGCTCTAGAGCAGCAGGTAATTCCTATAGAGGATCCGCTTCATTTGGGGCAATGTTGAAAAAAGGCTTTGACCGCTTCACTCTACCAATTTACGGTGGTAACGATGGTCTCAATGTAAAAGAAATGGAACCATTTAGAAATAGTGCGATTGACGCAGCAGCTTCAAACACCACAAACTATGCTGTTCAAACAATTCAAAGAGCGGTTGCTGCTGTAGCAGACCCAGAAGTTGTTGATACTAACATGATCACAATGCCGGGACTTACACATCAAGGTCTTATAACAAGAATTATTAGAACTTGTGAGGAGAGAGCAGACGCATTGGCGGTTGTTGACTTGAGAGGCGGTTATCAGCCAAACACTGAGGCTATTGGATCGGAGCAAGATAGAAGAGGTTCTATTGACTCTGTAACAAACAACCTTCAAGCGCTTCAAGAAAACAGCAGTTACGCATGTGCTTACTACCCATGGGTTCAGATTAGAGACCCAGAGAAAGGAGCACTTGTTTGGGTGCCACCTTCAGTAGCGGCACTTGGTGTTTTTGCTAATACCGAAGCAACTGATGAATTGTGGTTCGCACCAGCAGGATTCAATAGAGGTGGACTATCTCAGGGCGCAGCAGGGCTTCCTGTTGTTGGAACAAGCCAGAGATTGACCTCTAAAGATAGAGATAATCTCTACGAGGCTAACATCAACCCAATCGCTAACTTCCCGAACGAAGGAATTGTGGTATTCGGTCAAAAGACCCTTCAAGTCACACCTTCTGCTCTGGACAGAATTAACGTGAGAAGACTGATGAACTTTGTCAAGAAAGAAATTTCTAGAATGGCAAATAGCATCTTGTTCCAGCCAAACGTAGAAGAAACTTGGAACAACTTCACATCTAGAGTGGAGCCATTCTTAGCATCTGTACAAGCTAGACTTGGACTTGATGATTTCAAAGTTGTCCTAAATAAGACAACAACGACACCAGAGCTTATTGATAGAAATATCGTTTACGCTAAGATCTTCTTGAAGCCAACTAAAGCGATTGAATACATTGCAATTGACTTCAATATTACAAATAGCGGAGCCTCATTCGAGGATTAATAAAAAAGGGGTGAGGGGAATTGCTTCCCCTCACTACTTATAACATACAAGGAATATAGGAGGACCAACAAATGTCCAGCTTTTGGTCAGAACAATCATTAGAGCCGAAAAGAAAATATAGATTTAGACTGCTACTCAGTGAAAATGACGCTTATACAATCAAATCGGTAAAAAATCCAACGGTAAAAATATCAGAGACGCCGCACAAGTTTTTGAATCACACATTTTACTACCCCGGAAGGGCTGAGTGGGATCCAGTTGACGTGACTTTTGTCGATCCATCAAACCCAGACCAAACCCTAAGACTTTACAATAAGCTCATTAAAGCGGGTTACGCTAGTCCGAAAGATGCAGTCAAAGCACTGTCCGGATTTACAAAAGCCGCAGCCAACAGCGCAGTTGGATCTGTAAAAATCCAAGCACTAGGACCAATTGGCGGCGTATCAGACACTACGCTGGATGTAATTGGTGAATGGAAATTATTCAACCCATTTTTCACAAACATTAGCTGGGGTGACTTCAGCTACGATAGTGAGGATATGTTAGAATTAAACACAACCATAAGATACGATTATGCTGAATACAGTGGTGGCGACAAGCCGCTTGCAAAGTTCAGCTAATAGATATATAAAAGCAAATTTACTTATGCTATAATACGAAACTAAGAGGTAAAAATGTTTAGACGAAACAATGAAGACAGAATGGGTAGCCCTGCCCCACAGGGCGAAACTCCCCCTATCGAAGAACAACAGGGAGAAAAACCCGCTCCTGTTCTAAATTTCACAACCCCAACAGAATTTGTTGATTTGCCATCCAAGGGTCTATATTACCCCGAGGGGCACCCTTTGCACAAGCAAGACTCAATTGAAATTAAGTACATGACTGCAAAAGATGAGGACATCCTCACTTCTAAGTCTTATTTAAAAAAAGGCATTGCAATTGATAGATTGTTACAAAACGTAATTGTAAACAATTCTATCGATGTAAACTCTATTTTGTCTGGTGATAAGAACGCTATCATCATAGCGACAAGAACAACCGGA